CATGAGGATTGCTGACGGGTAGGTGGTAGGCTCGGCGGGACTCGAACCCGCGACCACCGCTTTATAAGAACGGCACTCTAACCGACTGAGTTACGAGCCCACGGTCGGGAGAGGGATGGATTATCTCTGTCATCATATGCTGGCAACGAGATGTTCATCCATCCCCGTTGTAAAGGATCGCTCCCGATCGATCCTTCTTTCAGGTTGCCAGCAAACTACCTGAGAACAGCCTTGGACTTGTCTACAAAGCGGTATGAATCACCGCTCTTTATACCCCAGACCATTCTCTTCTTCCCCCCGTACACAACCATAACTCTGGTTAACTTATTATCAGTATGAGCTTCGTACCATTCGCGATTGATGGAGTCGCCTTTTCTATTCTTCACCCCTCCCATTCGCGCTTAGCCCTTTCTTCTTCTCGCTCGTACTCGATATCGAGTCTTCTATGGAGAAAGAAATCTGCCTTCTTGAGATCCTCTAGCAAGGATCCTTTTCTGCCAGCTCTAGAAATATACTTAACTACGTTGCCTAGATGGTAATCAAGATTCCAATCTTCTATCACGTCAATCGTTTCATGCTCCCTGTCTTCCGTGTAATGGGCAGGCTTGGTTACAGGGTCAAAGTTTTGACTAGCTCGATCGGTACTCACGGACAATCCTTTCTAGAGACTCAACAGCTTCCGGGTTGGACTTTAACTCGGACCTAGATTTAAATCCAGCTACTTCCTTCAGGGCGGAAAGGGAATCTTTATCTTCTTCTAGCCATATAAATCTATGGCTCAACCATTCAAGAAGCTCTTCATTCTCAGTTCGGCAAAGCATGGAGATAACATTCGATATCTTCCTAGCCCTCACTAAAGACTCAGGTTCGACTGGCTGGTCGCTTTCGGAATCTAGCTGGACAAGAGCGCATATGAATCTTGTGTTCGGTTGTTGAAGCATTAGGGATCTCACCTTCGAAGCCTCCATAGACTTCTCTGGCGAGTTGTATGGGTTATCCAATATGTCTTCTGGGTTTATTCTCAAGACGATCTTGTGTCCGCCATTCGCTGTCATGCTCGCAGAAACAAGTTGGGCTTCAAATTTAATGGCTAAGTCTTCCATTTTTTAAAGTTTTCCTCTGCCCAATGGATAGGATCGACGCCGTACTCGATCCAGAATTTTATCTCTCTGCCAAACTCATGGCAAAGCATGTGATCTGTCCGGCATAGCGGCACGGCGAGGTCATCGCCGCACCGCTTCATGCCAATGCCAGTATGTATACCAGTAACAGAGGATCTTAGATGGTGCGCATCAACCCCATCCTTGCCGCAGATCAGACAAGCATGGCTGCGAACATCCTTGAGATATTCCTCTGATTTAAACATGAGAACTAAAAGTCTACGTCCTCTAACTCCGAATGGTCTGCGCTCTTCGGAGAGGCCGAGTTCGGAACACTTCGCTGTGATTGACCGCCTGCCCCTTGACCAGAATTGGATGAACGCCATGCGCTGTCCTCCATACAGATCGAGAAATAAGGCTCGCCAGATTCCCTGTCTTCAGCCTTCCAGACGGCGAGGTTGATATAGGTCTGCTTGTTCTCAGCGAAATCCTTAGCGAGATTCCTTAGCCAAGAAGCGCACTCCCTGTTCTTCTCCTCTGCTCTCTGGCCCTTGTAGCCACCAAGCCTGACATACCCAGTAAGCTCGGGGGCTCTGTCGCTATTTCGATTCTCGTTCTTTCTGATGCTTCCATATACTTTAGGCATTTTTTTCTTCCATATCCTTCAGGACTTTGGCCCATTTCTTGAATGACGCTCCAACAATCTCAGCCGCAACGGAGTCTTCCTCCTTCAGCTTAGTTACCAGATCTTTATTCTTTTGGTAGCAATCCATAAGGGCGCTATGCGTCATTGCTGATTTGAATAGTGTATCAAGATGAACAGCAGTCTGGTTTGTGTACATCCTGTAATGATTTGTAACTAGCTTTGTGATCTCCTCGTTTGCTTCCTTGGTGAAATACTTGTCCGCTGTTGGAAAAGATTTATTACCAAGGATGTTGTCATCGTATAAATATCTGCCGATCCCATGCTGAACAGCAGCCCTCTTGAGGGCGTCAGAATACATACCCTTTTCACCTTCAAAAGTAGACTGTGTTCCAACGTCAGACTTAGTGATCCAATCGAAATCATTTACATATCTAACAGACAACTTGCACACGCACCTGTTATCTAGGTCTTTATATTCCGTGTTCCAGTTATTGATACCGACCACATCATCGAGACGCTCCATCACATCTCTAGCGTCGATGTAAAGAAGGGCTTTCGATTTACTCCCCCTGAAATCACTAGCTCTCCACTTGATTCTATGAGGAGGGAAGGGAGCCTTCAATGCCATCTCTTTCTGGGCAAGCTCCACTGATACGTCCCTCTTTTTTCCCTTTGCTTCAGTCATATTGTCTAGATCCTTTCCATTCATTCCACACGGAACACACGTCAGAGAACTCGCAGTAAGACTTACACCTTCTGAATGTCTCGTAAGTCTTACTCAGGTTAGTGAACAACTGATCTTCAAAGCTCAGACTATCTATAAACTTATTAGCATCTCGCTTTGTTCTGAAGAATTTCTTGGATGGCTCGTTGGAATCTAAAAGGTACTCAACTGACCAGAGAGTTCCAGAGGGCCACCTAGATTCCTCGCTGCAAGCAGGTAGCTCCGCCTCACTCATGCTCGCACATCTGTTGTGCAAATCAACCCTTGCCTCTATGAAAGCCTGACGCTCAGAGAAATCCCAAAGGGGAATGTCTATCGTCAACCCCGGCGTCGATGGATAGTCGGCTATCTTCTCAGACATGGATATCTTCCAGTCTCTAATGAATGCGTAGACTAGAAGCTCTCTAACACTGTAGCCAGACTCTCTCTCGACAAGCCAAGCGTATATGTTTAACTGTTGCTCCCACTTCTTCGTGTCTTTAATCGCATACGAGGTGGTCATTTTATAATCTCCAATAGTCACATTCCCATTGGAGATTACTTGAACGTCCATAGCTCCAGATATCTTTACACCATCTATCTCGGAGAATAATCGCTGCTCAGCAACCTCACCGTCTGGGGAGTGAGACTCCATCAGAGAGTGGAAGATCGTGCTTATGTACTTCCAAGGGTTTTCATACGGATCTTCAGTTCCCATGTCTGGATACATCCTTTTTAATGCGACGATTCTAGGCTCTTCAATTAGATCCGTTGCGGAGAAGTCACTGTCTCCACGCGAGTAACTGTCACTAGCACAGAATCTCATGAAAGATTCAGGAGCCCTGTGCTTGTTCTCTAACTTCAAAGTTATCCCTTTCAATCACTGGCGAGGTTATGTATGGCGTCTGAGGATGAGTGCGATATATTGATTAGCTCTGACTGGGACTGGAGCAAGGAGGTGTTAGGCGAGCCAGCAAGCAAGTCAAACTCTCGACGCTTGGTCAGGGTACGGGGCATTCCAAGGGTAATCAAGAGCGAAAAAGCAATTAAGTATAAAAAACTTTTCTTGTCGCAAGTGTCGGAAGATGATCCGATCGAAGGCGACGTTGAGCTGGGGGTAGTAGTATGGTACGCAACAAGAAGACCAGATCTAGACGTAAGTCTGATAATGGATCTGCTTCAGGAGACTGGAGTGATAGTGAACGACAGGCAGATCAAGGTCATCAAAGCATATCACCAGATAGACAAGGAGAATCCGAGATCGTTTATAGGAGTGAGGAAGCTCTTAGAAGATTGAATGCAGCCGTTATTGTGCAGGCATTCAAGGATCTATGCAAGGGAAATCCGCTTGACTGGGAAGATGTCATCCAGTGGTTTAACACGCCGTTCTTTGAAGAGGTGTGCTACTGCGCCGACGTGGATATGTATGAGGCTCGCCGTCGAGCGAACGATCTTTTGGACATGCCAATCAGGATAAGGAAAGATCTGTATAAGAAATGGAGGGGATTGATTTGAGGAGGGGCAGGGAAAAAGGGATAAAACCCTACCCCTCCTCGTCGGCTCAGGAGGATCGAGCCAACTCTACGGTCTATGCTCTAATAGATAGTAGGAATATGAGAGCATATGAATCTATGAGAACATATCCCAGACCCCCTTGGTGGGGTCTGGTTATTATTGAATAGCTACTAGGAACATATATAAGGCATATTCATATGTCTTGTCAAGGGCAGAAATGAGTTTGATACGAGATCTAGCTATCAGCGAGTTCACATCTGGCCCTCCGGGCAAGCGTAATTACCGATGTCCAGAGTGTTCAGATGACAGAAAAGATCATAATAAAAAAGTTAAGTGTTTAACTATTACGTTTGAAGAAAACCAAGCTGTGTGGTATTGCCACCACTGCGAAGCGAAAGGACAGACCTTCATGACCGAAGCCTTAGAACATACACCGTCCAAGCCTGCTCTCAGGAGGGCTCCTAATTTCTCACCAGCGAGCGAGGAATTTCTCGGTAAGGTTTTATCATCTAGATCAATAGATATAAATAAGATAGGTGAGATTAGGAATAGTTTGCTTGAGTCTGACGATGTGTATTTCAATCGACTTGGATGCAAGAGCAAGGCTATAGGCTTCCAGTACAAGGATGGATCTATCAAGTGGAGATCGGCTGGTAGCAAGGACTTCTCCCAGACTGGTGTGTGCAACCAGCTATTCCCTTCCTTGCCCGACGATGCTTCAGGTACGGTTGTAATTGTCGAGGGAGAGTTCGACTCTATCGCTATGAGATCGTGCGGCATAGAGGCCCACAGCGTTCCTAAGGGCGCGAACACGTCAGGCGATGCTCCTCCCGAGTTCCTGCGTCCAGTTCTTATAGCTTTGGAGGAAGGGAGAATAGACGTTGTTATCGCTGTCGATGCAGACGAGAAGGGCAAGGCGTTTGCTTCATCCCTTACTGACTACCTCGGAAGAAGGAGAGTGGGGACAATCGACTGGTCGAAGTACGGGGTGAAGGATGCCAACGAAGCACTCTCTGTTCACGGCCCACAGATTATGGAGACGGCATTATCAGAAGTTAAGAACATTCTTTATGAAGGAATTATAAGAGCTTCTTCCGTCACGAAGTACATCGACGATTTGAGGACTGGCGGATTCAAGGGCGGATCCAAGATAGGTTTAACCTCCATTGATAGTTTGTATACCGTATGCTCGGATCAAGTAACTGTCGTGACTGGTGTACCCGGATCAGGTAAGAGCGAGCTTATTGATTACTTCATGGTTTCTTTAGCCATGAAGGAGGAGTGGAAGTTCGCCATATTCTCCGCTGAGAATCCCATAGAGATCCATGCTGGCAAACTCATAGAGAAGTATTCCGGCAGACCTATATTCGAGGGCGCTTCAAAGATCGGAGAGGATGATCTGGTCAAGGCTTCGGAGTGGCTAGATGGACACTTCTTCTTCTTGGACTCTTCATCCTCGAACACGATAGACTCTATCCTCAGGAGGACCGAGGTGCTCGTGGAGCATGAGAAGGTTAATGGTCTGTTGATAGATCCATTTAACTACACCGACGTTAGCCTTGAGACCGATGCGATCAGCACAATGCTAACCAAGCTCCATGCTTTTGCGAAGAAGCATCACATCCATATATGGATTGTTGCTCACCCGCAGAAGATGTATCGGGGAGAGGGAGGAAAAGTTCCGATCCCCAACGGAGGGGATATCTCTGGCTCGGCTGCTTGGTGGGCCAAGGCAGACTTCGGACTCACAGTTTCTCGCGATGTATCCGAAGGCTCAACCACTATGAACGTATGGAAGTGTAGGTTTAAGTGGCTAGGGGAAGTGGGTAGCTGCAATCTAAGGTATGACCCGACATGCGGTCGGTATAGCGATGGAGAAAGCTCGTCAGATATTGCTGAGTCTCTCATGGATATAAACTTCGATGACCTGAACATAGATTACGGGGAGATCTCAGGTGAAGAACAAGAAGAAATACAGCAAGATAGTTGGCTCGAAGACTAAGTATCCTGTCCTGATTGAGTCTGGCACAGAAGAGTACAGATCAAAAAAGAATATACAAATAGAAAGTATAGATCATAGGGGAATCTTCAGAAGATCTAGAGTTTTGGATCAGACGAAGTTCGATGAGCTATTTCTGAATGACAAGATAAATAAATCCCAATACTCCGCTGCTGAGATGTACCTAGATCTTATGCAGATATCTGGATGCTTCATCAAATCACCTTCGATGAAGGGCGGGATTAAAAATACATTCAAAGAATCAGCTAACGCTATGGCGTCAAAGATACTGGCGATATCGTCTGCCAGATCTAGGCTTAGGGATGCAGGTAATGATTGCTTAATTGCTGTGGAGACTTGCTTATCTATGAACGTAGACGTTGATCTCGATCTGCTCAGGACTGGTCTTGATGCTCTGGCTCGATACTTCCATATAGATAATTAGCAGCGTTATCCTCTAGGGTTTTACCCTTTGAATCCTCTATGAGCTTTGCTGCTTTCTTGTAGAAAGCATCCCATTCTTCATCGGATGCGTCTGTTGTTATGCAGATTATCGGCGTGCTAGACATGCGTACTACCTCTCGCTTGAGCTGTTGATCTCCCAGCGAAGCTGCCCTACAAAGAGCAAGAGTAAACAGTATAGCAATAAAGTATATAGAAATAAACAGAAACAATCTATTGTTCTCCAATAGAAAAAGGGGAGAGGCTTTTGGCCCCTCCCCTTTTTTGTGTGGGATTCTTAATCCATCAAGCGATATCTACTGTAGTCAGGATTCAGGATCCTGCCAGATGGAATCAATCTCTTCCATCAAGTAGTCTCGGACCTCTTTCTTGGTGGAAAAGAACCAGTACCCATTTGTCAATCCGAAGCTAACGATATAACCGTTGCTTATCTGCTGAATCTCGAAGTATCTCCGGTTCTTCCCTTCCACATGATCAGAGATTACAGTTCCTTCTCTAAGGCAATCAGCGGTATCCATATCATTCTCATATTCCGTCTATCTAAAGTGGTGCCGGGTGCGGGAATCGAACCCGCAAGACCTTTCGGTCGGCAGATTTTAAGTCTGCTGTGTATACCAGTTCCACCAACCCGGCTCAGTCTTCCCAGTGAACGGGACAGTGATAAGCCTCAACTGCGCATGTGCATCCACCCTCTGCTTGCCAGTTCCTAGCGGCACATTCAGAGCATACCCTGAATAGGTTTGCATTACCGTCCTGTATTTTATCCATTGCTGGTCTGTAGTAAAAAGTCCATTGCTTACCACATTGCTTGCATGTCCTACCTGTGGGCTTACCCGTCTTGGCATCCCTACTTTCTCTACTCAACGCTATCCCCCTCCTCTGAATCTGAATCCATTTCCTGAAGAAACTTTCTTAGATTCTCTTGGCACTTCTCGTGGTCGTCCATAGAAGTGAACGCCGTGTTGTGCCAGATCTTTCCCTCCGTCACGATCGAAGCAAGCGCAATGGGATGAACGTCCAGCTTCTTGCAAAGAAAGTTAAAGGTGGAAAGGTTGTATTCCATTGCTCGTTCTTTTGCGTCAGGCATTAAAGCAAATCCTTTTCGATTTTATTAGCGATCCTCTTAAATGACCATCCACTGTCATTCAGTTCAGCAAGTTTCTGCGCGTAAATTGCATCTAGCCCCATACTCTTGAGTGTTGCCATACTTGGGAAGGATGTTGTCTCCACCCACTGCCAGCCAGCCAAATCGTGAGTCGAAAGCATCCCGAACTCTTCGTATTTACCAATGCTCCATGCGGTAGAGTCTGGATATTTAACCCAGTCACTTTCGGTCAGTACGTCGCAAGCCACACCCAAGCAACAGTATTTAAGGTCACCGCTGATCTCATCTTCTCTACAGAGGAATTCTATACCCTTCGGATAATCCCCGGAGCGTAGTGCTTTTACCCACTTTTTCACGTCAGACTTTTTCATTTTTCTATCCTTAAAATGGCGCACCCGGCAGGACTCGAACCTGCGACCCGCTGCTTAGAAGGCAGCCGCTCTATCCAACTGAGCTACGGGTGCATAAAACCTAGTATCTATACTTTCCGTTGAAGTGTATGTCTATGTCTTCTTGATCGCCATAGAAATCTTCATCTTTTTCTTCCTCGTCTACAAGATAATCTTCCTCATCTAACGAGGGCTCTAGCGTTATGTCCTTCCCTACTCTCGGCATATGTCCTCCTATAAAAAAGGGGGAGGCAAGAGAACATCTCTCACCTCCCCCAAGCTGCACAGCAAGACGGTATACAAATCCCCCCGGATCCACAACCCCGTCTTACTTTCTGCGTGCAGCCATCATCTCCTTACCGGCTTCGGCGCAGCCTTGCCAGATCGCTGGATCTGATCTCGCATGACCCATTTGATCTGCTCAAGGTTATCAAGCACTTCTCTCTTTTCAACACCCTTCAACCAGTATTCCATAATTAGGTTCACACCAGCTTCAAAGCCAGTCAAGTATGACTTTTTATTGTTTGCCCCATCAGAAAAGTTAAGCTCAACTTTAGAGTTAGGCAGCAACTCTTCATGAACAGGAGTACTTCTCATGGAAGCTAAGCGTGAGTTATTAGATTTATTAGTCGCCAATTTTCTCGTTCCCCTTCTCGGACTCGGGAGCCCAGTCACCATAGATCCTAGTTCTCAAGCTGTCCATCTCTTTCGATATATCCAACAGCTTTGCTTTTATTTTATATATCTCAGACTGTGACTTGTTCCTATCTGACATGCTTGAGTTAGGATCTTCAAGCACCTTGGATAGTTTATGAACCTTATTCAACTCTCGAATCACTTCCTTGTGTAGCGATTCAAGAATGTCTTTCTTCTTCTTAATCGAATTGATTTCAAATCCTATTACAGATTTCATCTCAGTTCCATTCCCTTCCTTTTACAGTCGAATAGATATTTGTATATATCTGCGAAGCCAACTTACCCAAGTTCCTAAGGAACAGCGAAGACTCTGGTTCAAGATACTTGTTATCTATGTACGAGTCTACCTCTTTTTGAAACGTGCGATAAGTAACTCCAGCACCCATGCGAGCGATAGCTGTTACCCATTCTTCAGGGCTGAGAGTAATCCTGAACCTGAAGACGGGGAAGTCTTTATCTGGTGAGTCCTCGATGGGAGTCTTCATAGATACTTCTAAATCCTCAATGAGATTCATCATATCATGAAGGGATGCCGATCGTACTTCGATTGACATATTAGGAATCTCGTACCCGTCCGGGTCTTCATCCTCCCGCTCTTCAATCTCGCTTACCCAGTGGTTAAAATCAACCGTGCTAGAAGCTAAGAATGTTCCGTGCTTGGTTAAAACTATCAACCTAACCCCTCGGTGCAACGGATACATCCCTGACATAATCCGTTCGCTCATTGTTAATGATATTGATAAAGTGCTTTACGTCCTGAGCA